ACAGGAGACATTACAGGATTTTTTGGTGAATCACTACGCGCTAATGGCGATGAACAAAGGCTCGATAGACCATGCGCGCCACATGACACGGCAATACCAAACAATTTTTCCTACTCTAAGTACCTTGATTGCCAAACGAATGAAGGAGTTACGCTATGAACAAACAGGAAATGGTTTCAATACTTAGAAGTGCTGGCGTAGATGAAAACGCTGTAAATTTGGCAGTTAATGCTTGGGAAATGGGCGTTGAATATGAAAAAGAACGCATAGAAAAAACAGCCAATACATTTGGCTTAGCAGTTGTAAAGCCTATCGAACAGGATACAAAATGACTTTGGTTGTAACTTTTACAGTCGATGGTGACCCAGTTCCTAAAGGCAGACCAAGGTTTGCACGTAGAGGTCAGTTTGTTCAAACCTACACCGATTCCAAAACAATCGAATACGAAACCCATGTAGCATTAAAAGCCCGACAAGCAATAGGTGCTACAAAACCCTTGGAAGGTGCTTTAAACGTATTTTTATACCTTCGGTATGCTGTTCCACCATCCTATTCAAAAAAGCGCAAAGAAGCGTGTTTAGCGGGTCAAGAATATCCAAAACGCATTGATTTGGATAATGTATACAAAAGTATTACAGATGCTATGAACGGCATTGTATATCTGGATGACTCGCAAATTGTCGAAGCGCACATTAGAAAAGTTTATGACGAAATAGCGGGGGCAAATGTAATGGTGCAAGAAGCATGAAATACGAACTAACGACAGAAAATGCCACGCCCGTAATGAACAGCCTTTGGCCTAAAGTCAAAGAAGCCCTAGCATCTGGCAAACAACTAACGCTAGAAATTAAAACTGCCAGCAAAAGCCGTGTGCAAGAAGAAAAATACCACGCCATGATTGGTGAAATAGCCAAACAAACCCAACATTTAGGCTCAAAATGGGATGCAGAATCTTGGAAAAGGCTATTGGTAGACCAGTTTTGTAGGGACAACGGCATAAAAACGGGCGCAGTTATCCCTAATTTGTCTGGCGATGGCATTGTGCAACTAGGGCATCAAACACGCAAGTTCACCAAGGAACAAGCCAGCGAATTTGTGGAATGGCTACACGCTTGGGGCGCAGAACATGGGGTGACTTATGAAGTTAATGAATAACCCATACGCCACGCACATAGATTTTTTCCGCTTTAAAGGGTTTTTTAAAAAGAACCCAAACGCCACGCCATCCAATCTGGATATGATTTTTGAGCGCAAGGGCAAATTCTTGGTGGGAGAGTGGAAGCGCCCAAACGAAAAGATAAGCAAGGGGCAAGAAATACTGTTGAAAAGTCTAGCGAAGCAAGAGAACTTTGTGGTTTTAATAGTCCAAGGCAATACCGATGGTGAAATGGTGGTTAACAAGTTCTGGCGCGTGAAAAACGATAAGTGCAACTTACAGGGCGAATCGGCAGACGATTTAAAAGACTTTATGAACCAATGGTATGAGTGGGCAGATGATTCCCAAATTTAACTATTACAGAAACAAAAAACACCTACAAAATGTGGCTGATTTGCCTTGCCAGCATTGCGGTATTGAAGGAATGACTCAAGCGGCACACAGTAACTGGGCTAAACACGGCAAGGGTAGGGGGATTAAAGCGTCTGACGAATTTACTGCCGCACTTTGCTACAAATGCCATGCAGAATTAGACCAAGGGATGTGTTTAACAAAAGAAGAAAGACAAAATATGTGGGATAACGCACATATGAAAACCCTGCTTGAACTAAAAAAGCAGGGATTATGGATAAAATAAATTAAATGCCAAAACGCATGGAGATTGATTGCATTGCAGTTAATACTGGGTTTCTCAGGTAAGAATATGCCCTGACAATCTCCAGCCGTGTTGGTAGTCGTAAAAAGGGTTAGCGCCTTTTGTACTTAAACTAATTGTGTTGTGCGGGTACAAAACTCTGCTTTATGAGAACGGCTATCAACTACTTTTTAGGGTGAGCCTTATCCATACTGGTCTTTTCATGCGATTTAAGTTCTTTTGCAATAGAGTCAACCTTGCGTTGTTCCGCTTTGAATTCCCGTTGGACAACATAGTGCTTGGGTGTCTCGTGTACTGCTTTTTCGCGTGTTAATTTAAAATTTGTAGCCATAGAAAAAACTCCTATAATGGATACGGCATTGTACAATGTCGATTAACCTTGCAAGGAAACAATCATGGGAAAAATGGATTCAAACAAAGGTGTGAAAAGCACCACAGGCGCAACCCCACCTAAAGGTGCATCATCTAGCGATATGTCTGGCGAACGCATGGGCAAAATCAAAGGTGGCGTGGCTATGGGTAAAGAAGATAAAACTGCTGGTATGGAAGGCGAGTTCAATACTGGTCGTACTGCTGGCGTTTGCTACACCCACAGCCGCGAAAATTATCGTTAAAAGCGAAACCCCATTAGTCAGTCGGGACTAACGGGGCTTCTAACCACATCAAAGAAAGGTTGATATGGCTACTGAGTATTGTAGGGACTGTCGGCATTACAGCGACACAAATTCCATTTTGGGTTTGTGCCGTAGGTATCCGACATACCAGAATCGAAGCCCACAAGAGACTTGTGGCGAATATAAAGGCAAAGCAGTTGCCGAACTTACCCCAGAACCCTCTGGGGACTTTTTGCCTGACCCAGTAAAAAAGCGCATGGGCAGACCACGCAAAGAGGCAAAAGAGGTGACAGAATGAACATCAAACCTCTACGCGACAAAATCATTGTCAAGCCAGAACCGCGCCTAAAGTCAAACATTGATTTATCCCAAATGCAAGAAGCCGACTCAATCGGCACAGTCATAGCCGCTGGTGAAGATGCGTTACTCCAAGGGGTAAACATTGGTGACCGAGTGCTATTTGGCACATTGGCTAAAGAATACAAAGACGAATACTTGAAGTTTGAGGAATTAAACTTAAATGGTGAGCGTCACTTAAAAATGTCATGGCAAGATATTGCCGCAGTATTGGAAGAAGCATGACCAAAGAACTAATCAACCTAAGAATTCAAGACCTAATCAGCAAGGGCAAGGAACTTGAACAACAGTTGCACCAAATCAATGGTGCTTTGCAACAATGCCAATGGATTTTGGCTGAATTGGATAAACCAGAAGAAAAAACAGAGGAATAACCTTTGAAAATTACCCAAAAACAAGTTGCAGAACTAATTCCTTATGTAAACAACAGCCGTAAGCACTCTGACAAACAAGTGGCTCAGATAGCGGCAAGCATTAAGGAATTTGGCTGGACTAACCCAATACTGATAGACGGGGAAAACGGCATCATTGCAGGGCATGGCAGGCTTATGGCGGCACGTAAATTAGGTATGACTGAAGTGCCTACTATTGAACTGTCCGACCTAACAGAAAGCCAGAAAAAGGCTTATGTAATTGCCGATAACAACTTGGCGTTAAACGCTGATTGGGATGAGGCTTTACTAAAGATTGAACTGGAAAACTTAAAAGATTTGTCTTTTGACTTGGACATTTTGGCTTTTGATGATGAATTTTTAACCAATTTATTGGATGAAAACGAAGATGAAGAGAACATGTACACGCAAAAAGTGGACATTCCTACATACGAGCCATCCGAAATCAAACCAAATGTTAAAGACTTGTATGATGACGCCAAGGCTTTTGACCTGATTGACAAAATCAAGGCTTCTAAACTACCGCAAGCCGAAAAAGACTTTCTAATGCTTACTGCTGGTAGGCATGTAGTGCTTAATTTCCAACTGATTGCTGACTATTACGCGCATTCTGAGCGACCCGTACAGCAACTAATGGAAGATTCTGCCTTGGTTATTGTCGACCTAGATAACGCCATAGCCAACGGGTGGGTAAACCTATCCAAGAAATTGGATGACATTTATGACGAAGACAATGAAGAATAAATTTGCTGTCTTTATTCTTACACATGGTAGGGCAAACAACGTCATAACCTATGCAACCCTAAAAAAACAAGGGTACACGGGCAAAATCTACCTAATGATTGACGATGAAGACAAGCAAGCCGATGAATACAAGAAGATTTACGGCAAGCAAGTTATCGTATTTAACAAACAAAAAGCGATAGATTACACAGACAGCGGTGATAACTTTGGTAAACGCAACTCTGTGGTCTACGCTAGGAACTGGAACTTTGTAATAGCCAAGGAACTGGGAATCGACTACTTTCTCCAGTTGGATGATGACTATGGGCATTTTTACAACACCTTTGATAACAACGGCAACTACATCACCCAACACCGCAAACTAAACAACTTAGACGCTATCTGTGATGCTATGGTGGAATTCCTTGTGGAAAGCCAAGCCGATTCTGTATGTATGTCCCAAGGCGGTGACTTTATAGGCGGCCCCGGCTCAAAAGTGGCAAAACTAGGCTCACAAGGCAAATTTGCTCGTAAAGCCATGAATGCTTTTTTCATGAATACAGCCAAGCCATTTAAATTCATGGGCAGAATTAATGAAGACGTAAACGCCTATGTAGGGCTAGGCAACCTTGGCAAACTATTCATAACAGTACCAAGGATTAGACTGGAACAAGTAACGACACAAGCCAACGCTGGTGGGCTAACAGACATTTACCTAGATTTAGGAACATACGTAAAAAGTTTCTATTCCGTAATGTATGCTCCAAGTTGTGTGAAGATTGCACAAATGGGCGTAACGAACAAAAGGCTACATCACATGGTTAAATGGAAGCACGCTGTACCAGAGATTGTTAGCGGTGACCTTCAAAAACTATAATCTGTCTAACATTTCCCCTTTATAAAATGATTCTGCACGAACCTACACAAGAAACCCGCAAACTGGTGGAGACCAGCAGTGGTCTAGGCTTGCCGCATGAATCCATTGGTGTGTTGGTGGGAATAGACGATAAAACACTAAGAAAGCATTACAGGGCTGAATTGGATATAGGCAAAGCCAAAGCCAATAGGCAAATTGCTGGCACTTTGTTTCAGAAAGCAACGGCTGGCGATACAACAAGCCTTATCTGGTGGACTAAAACCCAAATGAAGTGGTCAGAAACACAAAAACATGAGGTAACAGGCGCAGATGGTGAGCCTTTAACGGGCATACAAGTGACTTTCCATAAGCCTAATGAGTGACACAAACGCACAGTTTCCCGTCAAAATGGCAAGCCTTTTTGATAAGGCACGCTACAAAATCTATTACGGGGGCAGAGGTGCTGGTAAGTCTCACAGCGTAGCCAAGGCGCTTTTAATACTTGGGGCGCGTAGCCCTATTAGGGTTTTATGCGCTAGGGAATACCAAACTTCTATTAGGGATTCTGTTCATAAACTGCTATCTGACCAAATAGATTTAATGAACATGCACTCGATATACGAAATTACACAGAACAGCATAAGAGGTAGAAACGGCTCTGAATTTGCTTTTGTGGGACTAAAAAACAATGTTTCTAATGTTAAATCTTACGAAGGCATAGACATTTGCTGGGTAGAGGAAGCACAAACAGTTAGCCGTATGTCTTGGAATACAGTAATCCCAACCATTCGTAAGGAAGGTTCTGAAATATGGGTCACATTTAACCCAGAATTAGAAACTGATGAAACTTACCAGCGTTTTGTTGTAAAGCCACCAGAACACGCGGTAGTGCAAAAGATTAACTGGTCGGATAACCCATGGTTTCCAGAGGTGCTGGCGCTAGAAAAAGATGCATTAAAAAGCCGTGACCCATCTGCCTACCAAACAGTATGGGAAGGCTTATGCCGTCTGACAGTAGATGGCGCTATATTTGCCAATGAAATGCAAGTGGCAGAGTTAGACGGGCGCATTACAAAGGTTGCCTACGACCCTACAAAGCCTGTACACGCCATCTTTGACCTTGGGTGGGCAGATAGCACAGCCATTTGGTTCTTGCAGTTTGTGGGCATGGAAACACGGCTTATCAGATACCACGAGGATAGCCAAAAGACGATTAGCCATTACCTAGCCCTGATGCAGACATACGGCTATATGTACGATACGCTTTGGCTACCGCATGACGCACAGAACAAAACCCTTGCGAGTAATGGCAAATCCATAGAAGAAATTGTTAGGGCGGCAGGCTATAAAACACGGATAATCGAGAGAACACCAGTAGCGGATTCAATAAATGCGGCACGAACTATATTCAGAAATTGTTGGTTTGATAGAGAAAATTGCTACGATGGTCTACAATGCCTTAGACATTATCGTTACGATGTAGACCCAGAAACGGGGCAATTTAGCCGTCAACCGCTACACGACATATACAGTCATGGCGCGGATGCGTTTAGATATATCGGACTGATGATTAACGAACCCAAGCCAAGGCGTAAGGTTCAGAATCAACAATATGGTCAGCCTAACAGTTGGATGGGATAGATATGGCAGATGACTTTGACCCAGTAATTACCGAGGCAATTCAATTCCTCAAGTTCTGCAATGACGCAGACACTATGAACCGCCAAGAGGCGCTAGAAGATTTAAAGTTTGTATCTGGTGACCAATGGCCAGTTACCCTACAAAACAGCCGTAATCTTGAATCACGCCCATGTTTAACCATTAACAAGTTAGATGGCTATTGCCGACAAGTAGCCAATCAGCAAAGACAGCAACGCCCACGCATCAAAGTTCACGCTACTAATACGCATGAGCAGATGGTGGAAGCGCAAGACATACAGGGCATTATTCGCCACATTGAAGTTAACAGCAACGCAGACCACGCTTATGACAACGCCTTTGACTATGCGGTCAGAATGGGTTGGGGCTTTATGCGTGTTCGCACAGACTATGTAAGCGAAGATTCATTTGACCAAGAGATATACATTGACCCAGTAGACAACCCATTTACTGTTTACTTTGACCCTAACAGCATATTGCCAGACGGCTCTGACGCTGAAAAATGCTTAATCACCACAATGATGAGCAAAGAAGTGTTTAAGTCGCTATACCCAAACAATGACGATGGAACATCATTTACCCAACGCGGTACGGGTGACAGCCAATCAGAATGGATTACTAAGGAAGATATACGCCTAGCCGAGTATTACTACACAGTACGCGAGAAAGCCAAACTCTACCTATTGAGCGATGGTTCTAGCACTTTTGCTGATGACAAAGACTTCTTTAACCGCCTACAAATGGCTGGCATTACAGTCATTGACACACGCGAATCGTTCAAAAAGACAATTAAATACAAGAAACTAACTGCGGTTGAGGTTATTGAAGAACGCGATTGGCCTAGCCGTTACATTCCAATCGTGCCTGTTTATGGGCGTCATGTCGTAATCGGTGACAAGCGTAAAAAGTTCGGCATGGTGCGCTACGCTAAAGACAGTCAGAGAATGTATAACTTCTGGCAAACCTCTATTACAGAATCCATCGCCCTAGCGCCAAAAGCCAAATGGGTTATGGCAGAGGGTCAAGACGAGGGACACGAAAACGATTGGGCGCAAGCCAATATCAAGTCTTTTCCTTTGTTGCGTTACAAGCAGACAGACATTGAGGGTCGCACAGCGCCACCTCCACAACGCTTGCAACCAGAGCCACCGCCTGCGGGAACTATGGCGGCGGCGGCTATTGTTTCTGATGACATAAAAGCCATCATGGGTATCTTTGACCCTGCACAACTAGGTCAAGGCAATATCTCAGGCAAGGCGCTAAATGGTCAGCAACAGCAAGTTGACCTAACAAACTACGACTATTACGACAACTTAACCCGTTCTATCGCTCATGTGGGCAAGATATGTCTGGACTTAATCCCTAAGATTTACGATACACAGCGTATCTTGCGAATCATTGGTGAAGATGGCAAGTCGGATATGTTGAACCTAAACCAACGCGATGCCGTGGGCAACATTTTGAACGACACTTCTATCGGTCAATATGATGTGGTTATGGAGACAGGGCCAGGCTACAACAGCAAGCGCCAAGAAGCCGTAGATGCAATGATGCCGTTACTGTCTAAGCCAGAATTGTTTAATGTGGCTGGTGACTTGGTGTTCCGCAATATGGACTTCCCTGGTGCTGACATCATTGCTGACCGCCTTGCCGCCATGAACCCAATGTCGCAAATTGACGAGAAATCAGATATACCGCCACAAGTTCAGATGCAAATTGCACAATCTAAACAGCAAATGCAACAAATGCAACAGCAGTTAGAGGCAATGACTACGCTTATCCAACAGCGCGGTGATATTGAGCAAGTCAAGCAAGACAACGAGAACAAGCGCGAACTTATGCGCCAGACTGCTAAAGCACATAACACCGAAACAATGGCAGAGGTCAAGGTCAACGACCAGAACACACGCTCAATCACAAGTCAGAATAAGACAGAGATTGATGCGATTGTTCAACTTCTATTGCACAAGATGGATACCGCTAGGCTCATAGAAGAAATTGAGAAGCGAAACGCTGAACAAGATAAGTCAATGCTGTTCGCGGCACAAGACATAGCCGACCAGAGCAATCCTTTGACACAGCAACAATAAAGTGGTAAATTTGCCATCAAACCTTACCAGTTAGGTTAACTGGGTAAATCCGTAGGGACAACGAAATGTCTGACAAAGAAGCAAGTCAAGTTTTGACTAGCGAAAACTCGGCAGAGTTTTATGCAAATAGATTAGGTTTAGCCGACCAACCCGAAGTTGAGGCTGTGCAAGCAGAGCCAACCGAAGTGGTGGAGGAACGGAGTGAACCTGAGATAGAAAAAGAGCAAGAGGAAAAGCCTAAAGCGAATCCGAAACTCGAAAGACGATTTTCTGAGATAACCAAGCAACGCGAAGAAGCGCGAAAAGAAGCGCAACAAGAGCGACAAGCGAGGGAAGCCTTAGAAGCCCGTTTAGCGGTTCTTGAAAGACAGCCAGCGCCACAAGCGCCTAAAGTTGATGAAGAACCACAACCCAGTCAGTTCAACGATGCGTTTGAATATGCGAAGGCTCTAGCAGAGTACACAGCAGACCAGCGAATCGGTGAGATGCGTAGGCAAGATGCAGAGGCTAAAGAAGCACAAGAACGCCAAAAAGTCATAGAGACTTGGGCTAGTAAGGTGCAAGCGGCTAAAGCGTCAATGCCAGACTTTGATGACATAGTAGCGTCTAGTGATGTGGTCGTAAATGATGACATTCGTGATGCGATTCTTGAGAGCGATGTAGGGCCACAAATCCTCTACCATCTGGCTGAGAATGACGATGTAGCAAAGCGCATAGCAGGCTTGAGTCCTAAACAAGCGTTAAGAGAGATAGGAAAGTTAGAGGCAAGGTTTGAGGTAAAGGAAACTGCACCACAATCCGCACCGATTACTCGAAGTAAAGCACCAGCGCCAATTAATCCGCTGAGAGGGTCTAACCCTGCTGATGTACCGCTATCCGCTAATGGCGAATGGCATGGAACATTTCAAGCATGGAAAGAGGCTCGCAAGGCTGGAAAGATTCGCTAAACCTAATCTTTTTTAAACTTTTTAAGGAAATGAAATGGCTAATAATTTATTGACCATATCGAAAATCACCAACGAAGCGTTGATGGTTTTGGAAAACGAGTTGACATTCACAAGCGAAGTCGACCGCAACTATGATGACCAGTTCGCTGTTGTCGGTGCAAAGATTGGTAACACAGTCAATGTCCGCAAGCCTGGTCGTTTCATCGGAACAACTGGCCCAGCATTGAATGTTGAGGACTTTAACGAGACTTCAGTTCCCGTTACTTTGTCAACACAATTCCATGTGGACACACAGTTCACCACCCAAGACTTAGCACTATCTTTGGATATGTTCTCTGACCGCGTGTTGAAGCCTGCTGTTGCCGCTATTGCCAACAAGATTGACCGCGATGGTTTGGCTATGGCTACTTTGCAGACCGCCAACATCGTTGGTACTGCTGGTACACCTCCAACTGGTTTGATTACCTATCTGACCGCTGGCGCTTACCTCGACTCTGAAGGCGCACCGCGTGATGGTCGTAGAAGTTGTATCGTTGAACCCTTCACATCTGCAACTATCGTTGACAGTTTGAAAGGCTTATTCGTGCCACAACAAGCAATTAGTGACCAATACAGTAAAGGCTTGATGGGTCGTGATTCTGGTGGTATGAATTGGAAACTTGACCAGAACGTGGTTGCACAAACCTTTGGCTCTAACAGCACAACTACTGTTACTGGCTCTGTCGCTACTACTACTGCTACTGGATTCTTGACCTCTGGTTGGGCATCTTCAAGCACTATTACTGTTACAGCCGCCAATACTGGTACTTTGAACCTCAACGCTGGTGATACTTTCACTATCGCTGGCGTTTACGCTGTCAACCCACAAAACCGCCAAGCCTACGGCTCTAACAAGTTGCGTAACTTCGTTGTGAAAACAACTGTTGCTATCGCTTCTGGTGCTTCTGGCTCTGTCGTTGTGTCTCCTGCTGTGATTACTGCTGGTCAGTTCCAGAATGTGTCTATCCCGACAACTTCTGCCTCTGCTTCTGTGACTCAGTTCAACAGCACAGGCGTGGTTTCTCCACAAAACATCATCATGCACCGCAATGCGTTCACAGTGGCCGTGGCCGACCTCGAATTGCCAGAAGGTGTCCATTTTGCTGGTCGTGCTTCCGACAAAGACATTGGTTTGAGTATGCGTGTTGTCCGCCAATACACCATCAACAACGATAGTATTCCTACTCGTTTAGATGTGTTGTACGGCTGGGCGCCTCTGTACCCAGAACTCGCTTGCCGCGTTGCCGCTTAATCATTAACTCTTTTTAAGGAATACATATCATGGCAAATCCAGGCCCAGCAACCACCATCACTCAAGAATCCTTTGCCCCAATGACCAATGTGGTCAAAGGTGGCGTGTTTTCTTTGAGTCTTACCCCAGCCGCTGTTGCAACCATCACTACTGCCGCACAAAACTTTGCCTCAACAGGCATTGGTTTGGTCGTTGGTGACATGGTTTCTGTGGCGTTCAATGGCGCTCAGACAGCAGGCGTAGGCGTTCTTGACGCTTATGTGTCTGCCGCTGACCAACTGACCATTCGCTTTGTGAACCCAACTGCCGCGAGCGTAACGCCTGCGTCTGGTACTTACTTAGTGTCTGTACTGCGCCCTAGCACCACTACTGGCTCTACCGCTACATCACCATTACTATCTTGGTAATCGGTGTGAAGTAGGAAGAAGCCACTCTCAAAAGGGGTGGCTTTTTTCGCTTTTACGATACAATCAATTCATTCTTTTAAGGAATAACTATGTCATCCACTACCCTAGCCCGTGGGAATGTCCAAGAATCATTTGTCATGGCCCCATCTTTGACCCCATCTGCGATGACTACCGCCTCTGTGCAGTCTTTGCAGACTTTTCAAATCGCTGGTCTAAAAGCCTCTGACATTTGTTCATTGCTTCACTTTGCTGGTAACCAAACCTCAAATGTTGCAATTACCAACATAGACGCAACCGCAGACAACACATTGAAGATTCAGTTCCAAAATGTTTCTGGCGCGGCTACTGCAATTACGCCTGCGGCTGGTGTGTATTACATCAGGGTTGACCGCGTTGAAGGCGCACCAATCGCTACTAACGCGGCTTAATCATGGCAGGCTCATCTGTTTTAAGAACTGCTGGTCAAACAGTAGCGTTATCGGTCACTTCTACCGCTCACGCGGCAGTCTTGGTCAATGACTCTACTAATGACCAAGTGAACTACACCGCTTTCCTCAATACGGGCGCAAGCCCTATTGCGGTTAGATGGGGGCCTACCGACCCTGGTGCGCCCGTATTCCCTGTTGATGGTACTAATGGAGACTTTGTTTTGCCTGCTAGCATGACACAGCCTTTAATTGTTGCTACTTCAGTTGTACCATACTACTTAACAGCAAAGAGCAATTCTGCAACCGCTGGCATCTTGTATGTAACGCCCTCTGTCTATCAAAGTTAAAGGGGTGCTATGGCTAACCCTGCCAATTCAGTTCTGCAAAATTTACTTCCCGTTCAAGCGTATTTCTCTGTTGACGGGACTTTTCAGACCTTTATTGGTCAGGGTCAGCCGTTTTATGCGACAGTAAACCCAGACCAATCTGGGCTAAACATAACCAGTAGCACGATAAATAGCACGACTATCGGTGCTACAACCCCGTCTACTGGTGTTTTTACTAATATCACCACGACAACGGGAACGATATTTACATCGCCCTCTAACTCGACTGATATTGCCAATAAAGCCTATGTAGACGCTACGACACAGGGTTTGTCGTTTAAACAACCAGCAAACTACACAACAAATGGAAACATTACGCTATCTGGTCTTGCTGTGCAAGCAAATGGCGATTGGGTTTCTACGCTAACTGCTGGCGAAAGAATTTTAGTAAAGAACCAAACCGCAGGCGCTGACAACGGCATTTATTTGGCTTCTGCAAGCGCATGGACTCGCTCTTTAGATGCAAACACTTGGGATGAATTAGTTGCGGCTTATCTATTCATCATCTCTGGTACTGTGTGGACAGGCTCATCTTGGGTAAACACTAATCAAACTGGTGGCACTTTAGGCGTTACGGCTGTTACTTTTGTTCAATTCTCAAACAACGCAATTTACACGGCTGGCACAGGGCTAACCCTAACAGGCTTTCAGTTCAGCATTACGCCAGTAGGTACGGCTGGCACTTATGGCTCGGCATCGAGCGTTCCAGTATTTGTCACTAACGCAAGTGGTCAAGTTACATCGGTAACTAACACAAGCATTGCTATTGCCGCTAACCAGATTACCTCTGGCACGATAGACACAGCACGAATTTCTGGCTCTTACACAGGAATTACTGGTGTAGGAACGCTAACCGCAGGCACTTGGAACGCAAGCACGATTGGCGTGGCTTATGGTGGCTCTGGCGCTACTACTTTTACTGCTGGTTACTTAAAAGCCAACGGCACAAATGCTTTTACAACTGTTGCATCTATTCCAAGTTCAGACATTACTGGTCTTGGCACAATGTCGACACAGAACGCCAACGCTGTGGCTATCACTGGTGGCACGATTACAGGCTTGTCTAGCCCTCTTGATGTGCCTTCTGGCGGTACGGGTGCGGCTACCCTAACTGGTTATGTAAAAGGCACAGGAACAAGCGCTTTAACGGCTTCTACAACCATTCCCAACACAGACATTACTGGCTTGGGAACAATGTCTACCCAAAACGCTAACGCAATAGCGGTAACGGGTGGAACAATTAACGGCACTACGATTGGTGCTACAACTGCGTCTACTGGCGTATTTACAACTTTAACTGTAAATGACAATAGTACGCTTGGCAGTAGCAATGCTGACACGACAACATTTAATTCTAGAATTAACTCGGACTTTGACCCTGCTACCGACAACGCTTTTGATTTGGGTCGAGTAGGACATGAATGGCGTGATTTGTACATTGATGGCACAGCCAACATTGACAGTTTAATTGCTGACACAGCGGACATTAATGCTGGAACTATTGACAACACAACGATAGGGGCAACAACCCCTCAAAATGGTAGTTTTGTAGATTTAAGCGTAACTGGCACAACAAGTTTTGATGGCAGTCAAGGCAATATAGGGCAAGTATTAACTTCTGCTGGCTCTGGAAACACGCCTACTTGGACAACGCCTGCTGTTTATGCAAGCGTTACAGATGACACGACTACTAACGCTACCCGTTATCCGCTCTATGCAGACGCTACAAGCGGTAATCTAACGACAGAGTATGTATCCTCTACCAAGTTGCAATTTAACCCTTCTACGGGCGTATTTACATCAACTTCATTCTCTGGCGCGGGTACTGGGTTAACTGGTACGGCTACTAGCCTGTCTATTGGTGGCAACGCGGCAACCGCTACAAGTGCAACATCTGCAACAACTGCAACGAATCTTGCGGGTGGAGTTGCTAATCAGATTCCTTACCAAACGGGTGTTGGCGCGACTTCTTTTGTAGTAGCACCGACAACGGCAAGCACAGCATTAACTTGGAGTGGCTCTGCGTTCACTTGGGCAACGGCTGGAACTGCGGTAACGATTAGTGACGATACAACCACAAATGCCACGCGCTATCCATTGTTTGCGGATGCGACAACTGGCACAGTAAGCACCGAATATGTAAGTTCAACCAAACTTAACTACAACCCAAGCAAAGGCGAACTTAAAACGCCAGTAGTAATTGCATCTAACGGCATTGTGCTAAACGGCACGACTGTTAGCGCAAGTTACACAATAGCAAGCGGAAACAATGGATTCTCTGTTGGCCCAATAACTGTGGCAAGCGGTCAAGCGGTAACTGTCTCTAGCGGTCAACGCTGGTTAGTTTTGTAAAGGATAACTATGCCATACGGCTCGGTAAATGCAGACTTGATGACCACTTCAGACGGAGTAAGTTCGTCTGGTTTGTATGGGTTTAAAAACCGCATCATCAATGGTGCGATGGTGATTGACCAGCGTAATGCGGGGGCTAGTGTTACTCCCGCTGACCAAGCATACACATTAGACCGCTGGGTTTATATTGCAGACCAAGCAAGCAAGTGTACGATTGAACAAACTATTTCTGGTGTTAGCGCACCAGCGGGATTTTCTAACTATCTTGGTGTTACCTCAACTGCGGCTACCACCATCACCACTAGCCAAGTATTTGGAGTAGTCCAAAGAATTGAAGGCTATAACATGGCTGACTTTGCTTGGGGTACAGCATCAGCCGCTACAGTTACTTTATCGTTTTGGGTGCGTAGTTCTTTAACGGGAACTTTTGGTGGCTCATTAAGAAATGATGATGGTAATTACAACTACCCATTTAGTTACACAATTAGTTCTGCAAATACATGGGAACAAAAGTCTGTAACTATTACTGGCGCAACAAGTGGTACATGGCTGACAACCAATGGTCGTGCTATGCAAGTGGTTTTTGGTTTGGGCGCTGGGGCTACAGTTTCAGGAACTGCTGGTGCTTGGTCAACCTCTAATTTTTGGAGCGCAACAGGTGCTACACAAGTTCTTGCAACAAATGGCGCAACCTTCTATGTGACTGGTGTGCAATTAGAGGTAGGCAGTACCGCAACAAGTTTTGATTACAGACCTTATGGTACTGAGTTGGCTTTGTGCCAAAGGTATTATGAAGTAGTTAATGCTACTTTAGGTGCGTATGTAGATAACGGGGCTGTTGATAATGTAAGGTTCTACATTGCTTTTAAAGTTACAAAAAGAGCAAATCCAACAGTTACTTCTGGGTCTGGTGGTTCTGAAAGTGGTGGAACATGGACTCCAGCATATAGTGGTGTTGATGTAAATGGTACTAATTGTGCTTCTAGTATTGGTTCAACAATAACCAGACCTTATATTAACGCTCCCATAATTGCTTCAATAGAACTCTAATTATGTATAAACTAATTAAAGACCCAATGACTAATCAAGTAAGAGTTGTTTTGCGTTTGTCAGACAACGCCTTCATCCCATTTGACCCCGCTAACACAGACTACCAAGCCTATTTAAAGTGGGTGGCTGAGGGTGGTCAGCCTTTACCTGCGGATGAATAATGATTAGCGTATATTGGATTAGACATCAAGACCAT